GATGAAGCGCCGCGAGAAAAATCTGACGTCCAGATGAGAAAAACAGCCCTAAGGAAGACTTTCACCCAGAGAAAGACAATTGCGTAGGGCGTTCAGGCAAAGACTCACCACTTTATCGCTTCGACCTCAGCGACCGTTTCGGCACCGTCGATGCGCCTGCGCAAGTCAGCCGCCCTGTCGTACAACAACTTCTCACGCGCTCCCATCGCCAGAGCGACGTCAGTGATCTGTGCCACATCAAAAACCGGCCTCGTGTTGTCTGCCAGCGTGAACGACACGTCGCTAGGGAGACCTGCAGATGCCAGGCGAGTGGCATAGAGGTAGGCCCGCATGATGTTGTCCTGGCTCTTCGCATCGCAATCGAAAATCCCATGTGGAGTGGGGAGGGGCGCAACCAACGCTGCCTCTCGGGCCGCCTTGACCTCCCCCCAAGCATGGGACTTCGCGTCATCCAGCGACACCTGCCACTCGACATGGGCCCAGCTCCACACGTGTACAGGCGTTGGCTGCTGCGGCACGCTAGATATCCTCCCATCGTGGAAATAGCAGTCCGATGAGGGCAACAAATCTGCTACTCGTATGAGATCAACCACTGAAGAGATCTGCTCAGGCGTCATCCCTTCAGTCCAAAAGCTCACGAGATGGTCGCCGCCACCATCAACGAGCCCTACGGTCACCCGCATTACCTGGGCCTGTGTGTCCAGCACACAGTCTTTGATCATGGCCATGTGCCCCCCAACCGGGTGTTCAAGTGTCCTATCAAGGTTGACCATTCCTGACGCAAGACCACCCCGTTTGAGTTGTAAGCCTCTACCAGGATCGATCCATCCGGAGCGTTTGTCTCGCTCGATCCGGTTCCTGAGCTCGCGCCAGAGCCATTCGCACCACTCACGCCGCCGCCAACTCCCTGCGCGTTCCTGGCACCGGCGCCGCCATTGGATCCGCTCCCACCTGAACCACCACCGTTGCCCCCTGCTCCGCCATCGCCGGAAAAATATGAGGAGCCAGAAAGGCCAGCATTTCCACCGGCAAGACCACCGTATGCCGTAAAAGTTGATCCGGCGACCGTGACCCGGGAATTCTCGCCAGAGGCAGGTTCTATGTTTGTAGTGGTCCTGCCGCTGATGACATATCCACCCGACCGGCCACCTTTGCCCACATAACCACTGACGGTTGTACCCGACTGAACATTGGTCAACACAATGACCGTTAAGCCGCCTTGCCCGCCTCCGCCACCGCACCAGGTCGAGCCGTCTCGAGCGAACTGATTTCGACCTGCTCCGCCACCAGCAGCCCTGATGGTCAATTTGACAGTGCTGAAGTCACTGGGAATGGCGAGGACGAATTCCCCATTGGCGCCATAAATCGAAGACGTACCTGACAGCTTTTGAACATCGATCGAACCAGCAGAAATCTTCCCAGAAAACAGTACATCGGAATCAAGCCGTCCAGTTGAAATCACACCGAGATCACTGCTGAATTCCGAGAGGCTGCGAACGTTCAGGCGATCCGTCGTGATGCCGCCTTGCACAACAAGGGCTGAATCAATCAGCTCTTCGATGCGAACATCCTGCACCTCATGAGAGCCGACAGTCCCACCAATGTTCAAAAGGAGCCTTGGTGAAACATATGAAACACCGGCTGTTGGGTAGAAGATGAGGGAATACCTCGCCCATTCGGCTCCCGGATAAACATTCTGTACGTCAGTGGGTATGACTTGATTTCGGACTCCTTTAGGAGAGGTGGACCACACATATCTGGCACTGAGTTTTCCATCGGCTCCGTCCAAGCTCCTGGCAAAAAATGAAAGCCGATAGGCTTTCTTTGGCGAAACAGCAATCAAGGGCCAACCGTCAATTGACGCCCCGCCCGCGCCACCACGAAGTGCGCTGCCGCCAACCACGCCGTCGACGATCGTGACGAATTCAGGAAGACCTACCCCAACACCTGCAAACTTCCACGCAGATTTATCGATCACGTTGGGGTCCGTCCAAAGCGACCCACCAACCCCGCCTTGAACAACCAGCGAACGAACACCCATCGTGCCATCCAAAACCATGTTGCCGTGGATATACGCCTGCACCGGCAGCCAGGCGCCATTCGACCTGAATCGCGCCTCGCTGAAGCCCGCATCGCTGTTGTAGAGCGTGACGAAGTCCAAGTTCACTGGAACGCCATAGCCCTGGTCCACCAACGCCTGGTTGGCCGCGCTGTCGCTCCAACTGGTGCCAGTGGTGACTGCAGCCAACGTGACGGTCCCCCTCAGCCCCGGATCGCCATCCTGCCCCTTAGGCCCGGTCTTCAGCTTCGAGACCGTGATGCGTTTGGTGATGGACGCGTGCTGCGGCCGCGTGGCCGTGACATCGACATAGGCTACGTCGACGCTGTCGGACATGCCCTGCACCACCACCTGATTCGCATTCAGCACGGGCGTGACGCCTGCTGTGTGGGTCTCCGTGAAGGTCCAGTTGTCTGTGTCAATGTCCACACCACTGAACACGACCAAGCTGCTTTGGGCGCCGGCATAACTCGTGACAGCGCCATTCCCATCGGCGGGAAGCGCGATGGTGTCCAAGGTCAGCGAGGCAGAGATGGCTGAGGTGCCATCTTTTCCAGGTTCACCCTTCACGCTGGTACCAGGATCACCCTTCAGCCCGTCACGCAGCTTGAGAATGGTGACCTGGTCAGAATATGTGCGGCCGCGCTCGGTGAGCAGCACTGAGACGGTGCCCGAATCCACGGTCATATCTGCAGCAGCAAGGGATCGCACAGCGCCCGAACCGCTCAATGTCAAGCCAGCGCTGACCTGCCAATCGACCTGGCCAACAAGCGCGCCTTGATCCAGCACCAGGTCAATGTGGCCAGGCTGGACAGAGCCATCTGCAGCAACCCGGAAAACCAGCGACGAGGCTGACAAACGCAGCGCACGAATGCCGGATGGGCCACCTTGCAACGTGATCGAACGCAACACGCTGGGAGAAGCGGCCCCGAGGGCATTGCTGGAGCTAACGGTGACTTCGTAGACCCCTGGCGCCAGGCCAGGAATGTCGACCGTCTGCTCGGTGGTTTCGGGCAAGCGCTGCCACCAGCCGGAATCCTGGCGCCAGCTCACCTGGTGGCGCAAGCCCTGAGCGCTGGGCACCCATGAGACCGTGAGGCGCGACAGGTTCACGCCGCCTGAGTCGTAGACCGTTTCGATGACCTCCAGGCTGGTGGGTGGCAACACCGTCACTTTCATGCGCGACGTCGCGGGCTCGTCGAGTGTCAAGCCCAACTCGATCGCATCAAATTTTCCAGCGTTGTGTGCCACGCCAGAGATATCGAACTCGTTGGAGTCCTTGACAGGCTCCACGCTGAAGCAACGCCATAAAGTCGCTGAAATACCCGTGCTCTCCAGCAACCACACGGTGCCCGCGGCAGGCGCTGCTGAAAACGAAGGACTGACCTCAAGCACAGCCTGGCCGGGCCCGGCGCTGGTGATCACGGTGCGCTTCTCGGTCACGAAGTTGGCGATGTCGTCGGCGTCTGGCTGCAGCACCGTGATGGTGTATGTCTCGCCGTTGGCCAGTGTGACGGGCGCGTCGAGCTGGATCGCGCTGATGGTCGCCGCCTTGATTCGCCCGCCCAGTCGCTCGCCTGCTGTGTTGGGGTCAGCGATCTTGAACAACTTGCCTGGCGTAGCCACCTGGCCCTCACTGCCCACACGAAACGTGACGGTCTCGTCCTCCAGCTGTTCGCTGTGGCGGGCCCATCGGCACACGCGAGCGGCCTGGCCACGGCTGGCCACCCCGATTGGTGTGATCTCGATCTCGCGCATTCCATAGCGCTGCAGCAAATCCGTGGGCGCGTAGGTCTCGGGGATTCGCTTGCCTTGTTGCGACCAGTCGTTCCAGTAGCAGATGAACACGGAGTGCATGCCGCGCTCGCTGGTGTCCTGATAGCTGAAGTTACCGTCGACCACGTTAGATGGCGTGTAGACCAACATGGGGTCTTGCGGTGCGTCTTGTGAGACCTCGACTGATGCGCCACCCCACCACACCATGCCCCTGAACACGGCAGCCAGATCTCGCAAGACGGTCAGGGCTTCTTCTCGTGAACTCAGCACGCAATGGCATTGGAAGCGTGGCTCGGTGCCGCCCTGGCCATCAGGCACCAGCTCGTCGCAGTATTGGGCGATGCGGTACAAGGCCCACTTGTTGGCCAACGACGGGTCAATGTAGCGGCCCAAGCCATAGCGCTGGTTTGTCAGCAGGTCGTAGAAGACCCATGCCGGGTTTGCGGTCCATGCCACCTTGAATTGGCCAGACCAGGTGCCGGTGTAGGACAGGTTGTGCGGGTTGTAGTTCTCTGGCACCAGCACCCGCTTGCCGAGCCAATCGTATGAGCGCACCGGCACGCTGGAGAACTGGGCCGCATTGACAGTGGTGCGCACCACCGCCGAGTTGGGGTAGCGCAGCTTGATCGACTGAATGGAGGTGTAGCTGGCCCAAGTGAAACGATTGACCTCGTTTGAAGTGGTCGAGTCAGGTGAGACCCGACGCACGCGAACATCCCACGGCGCAGCGCCAAACAACTCAATGACCACCGACGTTGTGTACTGGCTCATGGTCTTGCCATCCAGCACACGCCGAAAACGCTCCACAAAACCACCACCTGCAGACTGGATCTCGATGGCCCATTCGAAGCGGCTGCCATTCAGATCACCGTTCTCCGTGTTCTGTTTGGAGAGCTGGGGAACCGCGATGGTGACGCGCACACGGTCAATGGCTGGATCCGTGATGGTGCGGATGACAGGGTTGGCCTGGTCGACCTGAACACCGACCGCAGTTTCGGTCTGCACGCCTTGCATGCCCGCCAAGGCAGGCTGACCTTGTGTGCCCAATGACCAGGACACATCCACATTGGTGAAGTTGAAGGTGCCATCTGGATTTTTGAGAGGGACACCATCCAGGTAGACCGACTCCAGGCCATTGGCCAGGCCTTGGCATTCCCCCTCAGAGATCAGATCGACGACCTCGGCTATCTGAGTGGACCGAAGTGTGTCCTTTGCCTCAACGGCAGAGCGTCCGCCGCCCTTGCCTTTGCGGCCTTCGATCAGATCAACCTCGGTAGACATACTTGGGCATCCAGGTGGTGGGTAGGATGGACGTGCTGTTGTCTACCGGCGTTGTGGACGAAGCCACGTACTCTTCAGCCGATAGCCCTTGCGAGATGACCACCGAGCCGGTGATCATCCGGCCGTAAACCACGGGCACACCCGCGCCCTGGGTTGAGGTGTTTGCAGGCGTGTTGAAGTGATAGGAAGGCTCGTTCTGCGCATTCGAGCCGCTGCCGCCTTTTTGATGAGGAGCCAATGACCTGGCGAGCCCGCCCAGGATCAGACCAAAGCCGATCTTGGCCAGCATGCCGGCGCCGCTCAAGGCAGAACCACCACCACCCACGATGAGCGCCCCCGCACCGGGCAAGAGTGCGATGAGCGCAATGCCCAGCAGGATGGGGAACAAGCCACCCTTCTTGGCACCTGCGATCACCGGCACGATGCAGATGGCCTCACCTTTGCCGACTGGAGCGTCCAGCCGGTCTTCTGTGACCGCGCCATCACGAGCGCGTCGGCCCGCAAACACGTTGTAGCCCGCCTCGTGACCAAGCAGCGCCGATTCAAAGCCTGACACCACCATCGAGAGGGCCTGCACAGCTTCGCGGCATGAGCGAACTGACAACATGTGCACCTTGCCGAACTGCTTGGCCAAGTGGCCGTAAAGGCGCACCTCTCGCAATTCGTGAGACTGCTCCAGCAAAACTGGGTTCATGCGACCTCCATCAGCGATTGATGGCGCAGCACCATCGCCGTGTGCTGCTGCCAATAGCCACCCCACACGTCGCGACAACTGGGGCGACCCCAAAGGTGGTGAATGATCATTCCCGGCTGTTCAGCGTCCATCACCGCGCCGTGGTTCGGCTTGTCCGAGCGCACCTGCATGATGATCACATCGTGAGGTGCGGGAGTGACATCACGCCCACCCACTCGCACAAAACCAGCAGACGCGAAGTTGTCGCTGTAGAGATCCAAGCCGTGCTCCCACCACGCGTCAGCGCGAGGGAAGTCAGGCAGTGAGATGCCAAGTCTGTCCTGGTAGTAGTCCCTGATCAGGCTGTAGCAGTCAACCACACCGTGGTGAAACTCTCGGCCCACCAAGTCCAACGGCGGTTCATGAGGGTCAGCCTGCAGGATCACATCACCCGGCACGCTGATGACCAACCAAGGAAGGCCAGATCGGCGGCACATGACGCGGTCGGCATGGCTGGGGTGCGCGCTTCCATCAGGATGGCTGTGCACGATGGCCACGATCTCACCGGCATCCTCGGCCTCCGCCAAGTCATGAGGACACATCACGAAAGCGTCTTGCGCCTGATCACCAACAGCCACGTTTTGAACGGGCCAGTAAACGTCACCAGCGGGTTGGCGAACGACCACGCCACAGGCCTCGCGGCGTGACTCTTGATAGGCCGCCCATGCGTGAGCACGGATGGCATCGCCGATGGGGGTTGTCAGCTTGTACATGGTGCCGTCCGATCAAACTTGCCGGAGCACACCGGCCCCGGGGAAACCGCCGAACGGCAGTTCATTGCCTGGCCACTGCCTGAGCTTGCAACCCTTGAGGCTGTGGCTGCAGTCGTCCAGGGCGCCATCTGCGGTGGGGCTGTCGTCGGCCTTGGCCACTGGGCCACCAACGTAGCCACACTCGGCGCCACGGTATTCAAAGGTGCAGACCTGGGCCAGAACCTGACGTCGAGGCAGCTTCACGCCAGCCACGTCGAACGGGCTGCCGAGTTCAAACTCCACCATGTAGCGGTCGCGCTTTGCAGTGCGGTCGATCAGCCAGCGCTCGTCGGGGTAGTGCGCAGATGGGTCAGCGCCAGGGTTCACCCCCCCGGGAAAGTTGACTGCGTCCAGGTGCTTGCGCAGTGCCTGCTTGCGGATCAAGGTCGCACCCTTGAGGCCCCCGAGCTCCAACACCATCAGACCAATCAGGCCGTTGATGTTGGCCACACGCAAGCGCGGGCGAGGCATGGTTCCTGAAGATGTCCGGGCAAAGCCCTCGGCCTCGATCGGAAACGGCTGATACGCCTGCCCTTGCCAGACCAGCTGCTGACGCAAGCCATTGGTGCTGGCATGAAAGCGAGTGATGCCACCACCCAGAACTGTGGCGTCGAGCACGAACATCTCGATGATTGCGTCGTGCCGCAACTGCGTCAGCGGGATGGCGATGTTGTCGGTTGTCACAGCGAGAAGTCCTCTTCGAACGTCGCACTCAGGCTGTCCAGTCCAACAACGCTGCCTAAGGTGCGCTGGTAGGAAGTACAGATCCAGTTCTGTGATGCGGTGCGCCGTGGTGGGGTCCAGGCAAAGGGCTTGTATCCATAGCCATCGCGCAGAAAAGCCTCGATGTCGTCGGCCACTTCTTTGTCGATGTCGGTGAAGGCGACTTCCCAGGAATCCTTGATTTCATGCAGCCCTGATGGTGTGCGCTGCGCATATCCATCACCGAACTCGGTGGAGGCCACCAGCGGCTTGGGCTTGAGGGCAGTTCCGGGGCTTTCCACCCAATCAAAAATGCGCGACATGAGGCCTCCTGATCAGCGGGTGGCCAGTGGCGCCAAGAAGCCGCCCGGGCGGGACTCACGGGCAGCCCACTGGTTGATCGTGTTGTTGATCTCGCTGGTCAATGACTGCCCTGCGGCGCGAGACTCTGCCGAGTCTTTGCCCTGGCCACCGCCCGAGATGGTGACCTGGTTGGTGATGCTCAAGCCGCCAACACGCCCTCCGCCATTCCTGATGTGCCGAGGGTCATCGGCCGTGAGTATTTCTTCACCCACTTGCAGGATGGCTGGCCGCTCATTTGGCGCCAGGCCCGAAATGCCGCCTGTGTGGTACCGGGGTGCCATTGACCACGCCGCAGCGGGCAAGGCGCGCGTGGGTGCGCTGCTGGATCCAACAATGCCGCCCTCATGAAAGATGCTGCCAATGGCGGCAAAGAACGACGAGGTCGCTCCACTGGCCGCAGCGCCAGCAGCACTGCCCCCGGCTGCACTGATGAAACTACCCACCAGTTGATCTGCCAGGCGACGGCTGAGCGCATCCAGCATGGAATTGACGAAGCTTCCCACCATGTCGCGCAGCGCCTGGCCAGCAGTCTTCGCACCGGTGACGATGCCCTTGAGTGCGTCGCCCAGCGAGGAGACGGCAGACGAACGGGCCGTCTTTTCCATCTCGGTGCGCACATCGGCAATGCCCTTGACATCTGTGGCTGCCTGCCTGGCAGAGTTGGTCTCTTTGACCTGTGTGGAGCCTGCGACTTCATTGAGCTTGTCGGCCTGTGCGCCCAAAGCAATGGCTTGCTGCTGCAGCGCCTCGGCAGACTGCCGGCGCAAATCCAGCAGCTTGGCCTCGCCTTCAGCCTGACTCAGCGTGCCGCTGGCCACATCGGCATTGATGGCGGCCTCGGAAACAGCCAGGCTGTCACGCGCAATCTGGAACTCGCGTTGCAACAGCTCGAACTTGGCGCGCTCAACCTCGACATCGATGAGCTTGAGCAAAGGGCCATCGTTCTCATTGTTGGCCGCAATGGTCTTGAGCTGCGCCTCGTACTTGGCAAAAACGGCAGCCGTCACGCTCTGGCTGGTTTCGGTACCGGTGGCGGTGCGAAGCGCTTGGTCAACCAATGCACGTTGTGCACGCAAGGCTTCAACAGTTTGACGTTCGATACGCTCGCGCTCTTGTGCCTGGGTGGCCTGCTCCCGCACCTTGATGGTGATGTCGGTTTCCAACTTAGCCACGGCAGCGCGTTGGCGCGCCACGGCGTCTTCAGCCGCTGCCTTTTTGTTAGGGCTGTCTGCCGCGGCCGCAATCGCAATGTTCTTTTGCAGGGCCTCGCGCTCAGCGTCGAGCTTGGCCTGCAGTTGGCGCAGTTCAACCTGGTTGGCTTGGTCTTCAAGGGCCGCACGCTGCTGCAGGTAAGCCTGGTAGCCCTT